ACGGTCACCAGTATCGTTGGATGCCTCTACGGCGTCTTCAACAGCAACAACAACACGGTTACCAGCATCGTCGGATGCACACAAGGCGTTCGTTATTCCAGTTATAATACAGTTGGCACAGTGGACTATTGCGAGACGGCTTCTTACGGGTCGGCATGGGACTGTTCCGGCACGATTTTTCGGAACTCGCTGACCGCCGACGTGCGACTGCAAGGCAATCGCGTCTACCTCTACGGCGCGGGACTCAAAAGCACCACGCAAGTTTCGCAGTACCGGCACTCGCTGGTGCCGGTGACCGCCGGAAAGGTCGGCTGTTGGGTCTATGATATCCGCAATGCGTCCGACGTGGTTCAGCCGGGTTACTGCAAATGGTGGACGCCCGGCGGCAATGGCGAATCGCTAGCGGTCGGCATCCCCGCATCGCCGCCGGTCACACTTGCTTTCGCCCACAAATTCACTTGGGACGACAATGCCGTCCGCGAAAACTTCATCGAGTTCCCGCTGGTCGGCGAGACCGGCGTGGAACTGACGGTCAAGGTCTACATCATCAAACAGCAAAACGGCATGACGCTGACGCCCTATGCCGCGATCATCGACGGCAACAAAAACTGGGGCGAGACGGGCGAGCGCCTTGCTGAAGCGACGATGACTGACGACCAGGTGTGGCAGACGATCACCCTCAACTACACGCCGACCTACGAGAAGCGACTCGCGCTGCGCGTCGGGGGCATTACCCTCGCTGGAACGATGTGGATGGCCTACGACGTGACGATCGGCGGCGGCGTTTGGAAACCGGAAGTAATCCAAGTGGGGCTGTGACATGCTTTTCAAGAACGTTGCCCAGAAGATCCACGTCTACGCCTACGACTCGACGACTGGCACGGCAAAGACCGGCGACGCCGGACAGATCACGGCCTACGTCAGCCTCGACGGCGCGGCGAACGCGATCGACGACACGAACCCGGCCGAGGTGGACGCTACCAACATGCCCGGGCTGTATGCGTTCGATTTGACGGCGGCAGAGACCAACTGCGACTCATTCGCCTTGATCGCGAAGTCCTCCACCTCAAATATCCGATTGTCTCCGATCATCGGGTTCACCCAGGGCGGACGGGTGATCGCGGCGGGGACCGTCAACGCAGTAACCGGCGCCGGAGATTTCACGCTCACCAGCGTCGATCTTTCCGCAAACAACGACGACTACAACAATATGTGGCTGGTGTTCACGACCGGCAACAACAAGTTCATTCCGAGGCTCATCCAAGATTACGTGGGCGCGACCAAACAAGTCCTCTTCTCGGGCACCGGGCTCAAGGGAGCGTTTCCCCAAACCGTTCAAGCCGGCGACGCTTTTCAAGTGCTGGCAGGAGGTATGTAGATGGCATTCAAGATTTCAGATCTAGCGCGTTCGGCGGCGTGCAACGCAATCGTCGACCTACTCGACGTTGGCGGGGCCGGCACACTGACATTTCGCACCGGCGCGGCTCCGGCGGCGACTACCGACGCCGACAGTGGGACGTTGTTGGCAACCTGCCCATTCGCTGCCGTGGCTTTCGGTGCGGCGAGCGCGGGAGTTGCCACGGCTGCCGCGATCACCAGCGACAGTAGCGTGGACGCCAGCGGCACGCCTGAGCACTTTCGCGCGAAGAGCGGGGCGGGGACCGTGATATTCCAGGGGACCGTCGGAACGTCCGGCGCGAACATCAATTTCGATTCTGTGACTTGGGTAGCCGGCGGCACGGTGGCCGTGTCGGCCCTCACAGTGACCGTACCCGCGGGTTGAGCCATGAAACCGATCGTGAAGATTCCTGACGTGATAATCGAAGGCAAAGGTACGTACAGCCCGCCGAAGCCGGGGCCGAAAGAGGAGCCGAAGAAGTAGATGGCGTCGTTCTTCTGGTGGAGTTCGCAGGCGAGAGCATACCTGGGAGCGGCAGCGTTGGCCGTCGCCGCCGCGGTATGCACTGGCTCGGGTTCGTTCACCGCTTCTGCCTACACGGGCAGCGGGGCGGTATCGACGGGGGCTGCTACGTGCGCTGGCTCGGGTTCGTTCACCGCGCCGGTTTACACGGGCAGCGGGGCGGTATCGACGGGGGCTGCTACGTCTTCGGGCAGTGGCACGTTCACCGCAGCGGCGGTGAACACGGGCAGCGGAACGCTGTCGACCGGCATGGCAACGTGCTCGGGCAGTGGCACCATCGTCAACCCGACCTGGACGGGCTCCGGCGCGCCTTCTGTGGGGGCCGTAACCTGCTCTGGGTCCGGCACGTTTGCCACTGTCGTCTACAGTGGATCGGGTGTGGTTGCCACGGGGGCGGTCACAACGAACGGCAGCGGCACGTTCACCGCGCCGGTCTACACCGGCTCCGGCGCTCTAACGACGGGCATAGCTACGTGCGCCGGCAGCGGGACGATCGTCAACCCGACCTGGACGGGCGGCGGTGCTCCGTCGTGTAGTGCTCTGTCGTGCTCAGGTAACGGCGCGTTCGGGACGGCAGTCTACAGTGGCGGCGGAGCCGTGGTGTGCGGCTCACCCGCGGCGAGCGGCGTTGGAACCTACGTCGGTTTGTACTCAGGTTCAGGATCGCCGCTCTGTGGTGCGGCAACGTGCAGCAGCTCGGGTACGGTCGTCAACCCGACCTGGACGGGCGCGGGGGCCGTGACGTGCGAGGCCGCGACGTGCGTAGGGGTAGGCGTGTTCGCAAGCTACGAGACTGAGGGCGCGGCGACGGGTGAAGTGAGTGTCTTCAGTCGGACGACCTGCTCACTGAGCGTCTACGCGCAGGCTTCCGGCGAGGTATCTGTCTGCAGTTAGTCTTCCTCGTTTGTGAAGGTGACGGCATGAGCCGCGACGAATCTCGAGACAATCGGCTGTACGTGAACTGTGACAACGTCGTGGAGGTCGACGAGCTCACGAACGAGCTGACCGGCAACTACATGAATGCAGCGACCTGCACGTTCGACGTGCTCGACGAGGACGGCGTGTCTGTGTTGGCTGGAACGGGCGGTGTCGCGATGGACTACGTCACCGCATCGAATGGCAAGTACCAAGGCGTGTTGGATAGCACGACAGACCTGACCGTCGGAGAGACCTACACGGTGGTGGTAGACGTAGTGCAAGGCGGCATCGTGGACCAGCGGCGGTGGGAGGTGCTGGCCTGCTACCGCACCGAGGAGGACGACGACTAGCATGATCGGTATCCACCTACTGAAGGCTGGAGAGATCAGGGCGGCGGCCAACGTCCAGTCCGACAGAGTCATTGCTATGCTCCAGCGGAAGGCCGCGCGTGTTCCCGACGGCAGGATTCGCGTGGGCGTGGGCTTCAGCGCCGAATACGCCCTGTTCCTTCACGAGAAGAAGGAGATGAAGTGGAAGGGTTTGCCCCGCGGGAGCATGGGAGGATACCGCGGCAAGAACCGCCTCTCTCCAGAAGACGTGACGCGGATACGGGTGCTCAAGGGTGCGATCCGCTTCGCCAAAGATGATGCGAAGTATCGCAGCGACAGGCAGCGAGCGGACGCGGCAGAGCCGATCCAAAAGGAGTTGAAGTCGCTCGTTAAAGAGAAAAAGGTCGTTCAGAAGAAGGGAGCGCTGCACCGCGGTTTGTACTGGGACCCGCAGGGACGGGCGCAACCGAACTTTCTCGTGGGGCCGTTCCGCGAGCTGCGAGAGGAGTTTGTGAAGATCATCCAGCGGGTGATGAAGAAGACCGGGAACGACGTCGAACTGGCGTTGATGACCGCGGGACTTCGGTTGCAGCGCGAGGCGCAGCAGCGGGTGCCCGTGGAGTTCGGCTTCCTCAAGGCGTCCGCCTGGACGAGGAGGCTGTCGTGACGCACTCTCCTGCCGACGTACTGCGCAGACTGCTCGTGACGCTCAGCCACGGCACGCTGCCGTCAGCCGCGGGGTCGTGGCCGATCAGCGTGGCGCAGGAACCGGACGACCCCGACGACGACATGACGCTGTACGACGAGGTCGGGCGGAAGGACGGCCGCGCGATGGCGAGCGGCGAGGTGTACGAGCACCACGGCGTGCAACTGCAACTGCGGGCGGCTAAGTTTACGGAGGGTTACGCGAAAGTCAGCAGCGTCGTGGGGGCGTTGGACCAAGACGCGGAGGGGGCGGGCGTGACGGTCGACGCCTCGTCCTACGTCGTATACGCGGTTTCGAGGCCGGGGACGGTCAACTACCTCGGACACGAGCCCGAGAGCCGACGACACGTCTGGACCGTCAGTTTATTGGCAAGTATCAGGCAGACAGCCTAACAACCAAAGGAGTCTATCATGACTGCACCGGCCGCAACTGCAAGAGGGACCCCCGCCGGCATTCCGCTGTTCGACGGGTTCTCGACCAAGATCACGCTGGCGGCGAACCCGACCGTCTCGTTCTGGGAGAAGGACGCCCAGCCATCCGCCTACGACGGCGGCGATCCGATCGACATCACCACGATGCACAACGTGCTCTACCGCACCAAGGCGCACCGCGCGCTGATCGACATCGGCGACGTCCAGAGCAAGGCCGCCTACGACCCGAACGTGCTCACGCAAATCCTGTCTCTGGTCAACGTCGACACGACGATCACCGTCACGCACCCGGACGGAAGCACCGAGGCCCACTACGGCTTCATGCGGTCGTTCACCCGCGACACGGCGACCGAGGGTGCGCAGCCCGAGGCTACGGTCGTGATGTGCGTCACCAACTACGACCACACGGCGCACGCCGAGGCCGGACCGACGATCGCGAGCGTTTCTGGAACGTAACCCTAGCATCTTAGGAGCAAGAGATGACCAAGAAGTTTGAGGACATCACCTTCGACGACCCCACGCCCGCGTCCTGCGGCGCGACGATCGGCGGGGTAAGGTACACCCTGCACGAGGCGGACGGAACCGCCTCCGTGGAGTACCGCAACGCGATGCTCGACGCCACGGAACTGGGCGAGGACGGCAAGCCCAAGCGACTGCATGGACTCGCCAACTCCGACCCCGTGCTCGTATCCCGCTGCCTGCGGGACGCGGCGGGGCAGCCCGTCGCCGTGGCGACCATCCTCGCCTGGAAGAGCGAGGTCTATCAGCGGCTCGCAGAGTGGGTCAAGGAAGTCAGCGGGATGAACGCCGAGGCCCGACCAAAAAACGCGGAGAGGTCTACGGCGGATGGCTCCGGCTTGCCGGCCGCCTCCGACTCCCCCTCCGACGCTGCCTAGCGGAGCACACGCACCGCGAGATGCTGCTGAGCAACCTGTACGAGCTGTACGAGTTCAACGAGCCCTCGCGGACGGACTACTACCTCATGCAGGTTGCGCAGTACCTGAAACTGAGCAACGCCAAGAAGGGCACCAGAGTGAGCCTGGCCGACATGAAGATCAAGAGGGACTTCCGCGAGGAGGCGCCGACGCTGGCAGAGGTCACGGAGTGGTCCAAGCAGCGATGGGCCGGACGCATGGGAGGTAGACGATAGATGGCCGACGAAGCCGCCGCCGCCGGGAAAGCCGCCGACGCTCTGTATGTTCAACTGATAGGAGACGGCCGCTCCTACAAGAACATGCTCGGCAGCGCCGTCAAGCAGACGGAGCAGGCGAGCGCCGCGATCGCCAGCGAGACGAAGAAGATCACGGAGGCCGTCAAGAACGACGTCGCCGAGGACTCCGCGATCCTTGCCCACATGACGGAGAGCCGCCTCGCCAAGGTCGGCCAGCGCGCCGTCGGCAGCGGGCTCATCATCGTCGGACTCGTCCGCCGCATGGTCGGGGCGTTTCAGGCGTATGAAGGAGCTGCGATCCACGCATTCAAGGAGACGGAGACGGCGGAGATGCGACTGTCCGCCGCTCTGGAAACGCACGGCGGAGACGTGGAAGGCATCATGGAGCGGTACAAGGGGTTCGCAGACGAGATGCAGCGCGTCAGCACGATGAGCGGCACGATGGCCAAGCAGCTGCTGGGCTCCGCCGAGAAGTTCGGACTGACGGGCGACAAGGCGATGCGGGCGGTGAAGGATGCCCAAGCGTTGGCCGCGCGGACCGGGGGCGACGCTGGCGGATTCATACGCTCCATCTCCCAACTGGAATCAGGGTTCGTCAGCCGCGAGTTCATGCGTCTTATCCCCGCTCTGAAGAAGGCGAAGACGGAGGCCGAGAAGT